AGTCTGGCGGCATAGTGGGCGCTAACTTCTCTACCTTGGCATTGGGCATGTCGGTTGCTAGCAAACCGCCAGCACGATTGAGAGCAAAGTTTTTCTCATCCAGAATGCCTGTAAAGCCAATCAGAGCGGTAGGTGGACTGACTTGTTTGGACAGCATGTCCAAAATTTCAGTCATGCGCTTGTTGCGTAACTGCTGGAGATAGACCAGACGGTGAACCTCGGATGAACCCCAGTAGTAGTCATACAAGGGGTTGGGGCAAATCTGGACAAAAGGCAATTCGCCTTTCAAGAACATAGACTCGCCTGGTCGGTCATAGATGATGACATCAGGGTCAGCTTTGGTGACACACTGATAGTCTTTGGTTTCATCGTTCCACACCCAAAGCTCTGTCATCTCTACTGTGTCTTCAGCAACAGTGGCTTTGTAGTTGGGGTTGCCGTTCAGGTCAAGATTGACGTTACCGTACATGGTTGGGTTGGACGCAGACAAGATGATGCGCTGTACGCCATTGGCTACTTCTGTACGCTCATGTTGTGTTGACATCACCCGCTTGACAATTTCTTCCCGCTTAGGGTGACTGTACAGACGGTCATACAACTCGGACTTGGTGATGTAGTAAGTCTGGACGATAGCTTCTTGTCTGTCAGAGTAGGGAGTGTCTTCTCGCAACACACCTATGCAAGCTGGCTCAACCATGTAGGGGTGGATGCCGTTGTTCATCACAATTTTGACAAAGGTGGTGTTGTAGCAAAGTGCCCAAGTGACTGCGGTTGAGAACACTTGGTCAGCGTTGGAATTTAACCACTCATCATGCAGAGCTTTTGTCAGAGCGGGAATCTTGATATGTTCTTGGTCAGGGACTGCCGCACCAGTGTTGATGCTGAACCTCGTTGTCTCTGCTGAGTAGAGGAACGAGGTCAGTTGGTCAATGTGAGGATAAATCTTGTTGTAGAGGGCGGGGACTTCATCTGGCCCGTTTCCAAACAAGTAGTAAGAACGCAGAGAACCGTAGGTAGGTTTTCTTTCTTCACGGCTGACCAGACATTTCTGAATCAGGTCTAAGTAAAACCGCTCACGGTCAACTGGGTTCTTGGGTATTCTCATCTCTTCACCTGTAAGTTTTCGTGGTCATTCATAACCACACTGGCCCTCGGCCCTTGCAAGTCTCCCGCTGCCTTGGGGTTGATTCCGACCGATTCTCCCGCAACAGATTTAAATTGTCCACCCATGACGGACTTCATGTTGATGTTGCCACCACCTCCCCAGATAACGGAACTGCCTGGGCGTGTTTGTGGCGCATTATTTGAGTTTTGGGCTTGCATAGCGTCTGTAGACTCTGCAAATTGCTTGTCAGTGAGCTTATTCTTGCGTTTCATGTAGCCAGTTTGATGCTCACCCGCTTTTGTGGACTTGATGTCCGTCATATCGTACTCAATAGCCAATTGTTTGAGGTTATTGTCGGTTGCAGCCGTCTTTGCCGACCTTGTACCCACTGGTTTGAGGTGTACAACGGATAATTCCCCTTTGCAGTTCTTCATGGGGCATTTTGCCTCCCATGCTTCAAAGATTCCGTGGTTTGTGCAGTAATAGTCTCTCAAAATACCCATAGTTACCCCCTTAGTGCTTCGTCAAGTGAAATTTCGCTGTAATCGTGCCTGTTTGTCATCCCAACCTTGATTTTTATGCCGTCTGACGTTACTTGTAGCCCCATTTTGGGCATAAACACGGGCTGAGATTCTTTCCTGTAGTCCACATAGCGGGTGTTGTCACGGCGTTTCATGACCTTCACATTTCCCGCTTTCCACTGTTGGTAGGCTTTACTTACCCTGCGCTGGACGTTTTCAGTGAGTGGTTCACGGTTGTAGATGAACACATCGTGGAAATGCCCCGTACTTATGCCAGCAAGCTCGGCAAAAAGGGCGATAGAGATGCCTCTTTCCTTGTCAGCGTAGAACCGCTGCATGTGTTTTGTCAGTTCACGCTTGCTTAAGGGCATCATATTGATACTCCACTGTGTAACCTTGGGTTTGCAACCACAACATAAACTCTACTTCGCCATGCGATTTGGTTGGGTCGGCAGGGACAACAATGTGGTTAGTGCTTACTAACTTTCTTGTTTGGGCGTGGTGACCAAGCAACCCGCCAAAGTTAAAGCCATCTTCGTGAAACCCACGCCCGACATACTCCATGCTGAAGTGTTTGGCAATGTCATCAGGGCAATACTTATAACCATAAGATTGAAGGACAGGCTTCAATATGGCTGAAAGTTGTGCATCCTCATTCCAGCCGTGTATCTCATTGCTGTTCAGGTGGACGATGCCGTGCTTGTTACAGGCTTCCAAGAATCTGCGGCTACGCAGGGAGAAGCCACCATTCTGGACAACCTTGACAGGCTCTGTTGCCTGTGTCCAAGCAAATTGGAGGTACAGGTTGCCTTCACCAAAAGCGCAGTGTGAGGGTGCGCCTATGTAATCGTAGTCATAGTATTCAGGCTTGAAATTCTTGCCGTTCAACACCCACCCATCATCTTGCACGACAAGGCAGTAGTCTGTCTCTATAAAGGCGTACAGGCTGTGCATCATGAAGAGGGAATACCCAAGGTAGTCTATGCCGTGACAACGCTTCCATTCGATGGTGTCTGGCAGGTTGTCGGGCTTCTCCAGCGAGATGAGCAGACCACGGCTACCAGGCAACTCCTGCATACTCCTGACGATAGAGGGTATGGCAGATGCTCCGTTGTTGTGTCCGTAAACGGAGACTATGGTGAGTTGGTCATGAACCATACATGCCTATCCTTTTCAAGTAATCACTGACATTTCTGCCAACAGCAATCTGTTCAGGGGTGTAGGACTCATGAGCAGCACTGACGGCACGGGTAATCTTTTGGGCAATAAGGCGAGGCTGAATCTGCTCGGCATAGGCAACAGCAGCCAGCGCAGAAGCAATCACCCTGTCATCTTTGCCACGACCAGGTGCGCCTATGAAGCCGCTCTCTCGCACGATACCTTTCATCTCTTCTAAGGTATCCATACTGAGAATACCCATCATGCCCCGCTCAAAATAGTCTTTCATGTACTGCAACATGCGTTCCTTGCTGTTGCTGGTAGTCAGGTAGCCAATACTGTTGGAGAGGCCACCAAGGGTGTCATTACGCCTCCAGATGTAGTTTTGCATACTGCCAAGCACATCCATCAAATCTCTGCCTGTAGCCCCGCCCATACTGCTTGCCAAGCGTTTCAAGTTTCGCAACTCATTGATAACGGCTTGCCCTGGGCCGTTGACTTCAAGGTTCAGGGTTGAGTTCTTGTATGCGCCAGCAAGGTGGGCGATGACCCACGCAAACTGGTAGGTGTTGAGTTCAGAGGTTGCAAACTCAGCTACTTGGTCAAGACCATCTGCGTAACAGCGGTACACCTGAATACAGAACCTGTCAGCCCAATCACTGCTGCCGTAGGCAGGGTCAGCACCAATCACGTAGTAGGCAGTGTCTACAGGCTCTTCCCATACCTTCAGAGTCCCCAGACGCTCAGTTGAGCGCAACACCTCTGTGTCTTGGAAGAGTTGACCAAACGCATACCTGTAGTGGTCACACTCTGTCTTCTTACTTGTCTTGGCAGCTTCTGTGCATCTGGTGTGAGAGAAGAAGGACGTGCCTGTCATCACAAAGGCATAGTCCTCAGTGGGTGGAAACTCTTGATACATAAGCGCATCGTCCTTGATACCTTCGTGCATCTTCCACCGCCACCACGCCATCTGACGAGAATTGATTTCAAAGCCGTAGAGCTTCTTAATATCTCTGTGCCATTCCTTCTCTTCACCTGTGAGCTTGCCGTCCCAGTACACCTTGTAGATGTTGGAGTCAGCAGGGACTGAGTAGTATTCATTCCTCCACCAGCCGCAGAATATAGCTCTCTGAGTCTTTGCTTTCTTGGCAGTTTTGTACATGTCGTGGAACATGTTGAAGCCTTGAGCCGTACTCTCAAACATGTAGAGGCGTTCAGGGTTCTTCTCAGCAAGAGAAGCTATCAGTGAGGCCAAGCCCTCTTCGTTACCCCAAGAGGCTGTCTCTGTGCCGTGCAAATAGGTGATGGCCTTACCTTGTCC